CGTCAGCGAACGTCAGCGCCAAATACGTCACTTGTCCCCAATCCGCGGGCGCTTGCGGCCAGACGATCGGCAGCAGGTTGTTCCATACCGTCACATCCGGCGGCACCGTCTCGAGCGGGCCGGTCGGTACGCGTCGATAGCCGCGCCCGGTGACTTCGACTGCCGGCGGGATCGGCTGGTTCAACGGCATCGCGGCCCGCGCCATCGCCAGCTCGAACCGGAACAGCGGGGCGCTCAAATTGCCCGCCGGTATTGCTGCACGATCCGCGACCCTTGGTGACGGGCCCGCTCGTGCTCGGCGTTGGCCCGGAAAATTTCCGCCTGATAGAGCGCGGTCCAGGTCTGCAGCCGCCCATCTTCACGTAGGAACGGCGCGGACTGCACAAGTGCGGCATAGAGGTAAGCCGCCGGGTAAGCGGTGAGCACGGCTGTCGTGTCGGCCGGATCCGGCCCAAGCTCTTGCCGGGCGTAGTAGCTCATTTCGATGCTGTAGACCGGCCAGCCCGCTTGCGGCGGCACGGGCGGCGCCGCGAACGGCCAGATTTCCAGTTGATCGCCGACGATCGAATAATACTGCGGCCCGCCGCCGATCGTGTAGGCGCTCGAGCGCGGATCGACATACGCCCACGACCCGGCTGCGCCAGCCGCGCGCAAATCGCCCATCTCGCGCCGCGGCTGGTAACGCAGCTCGCGGCCGCCATAGGCATCGGCCATGTCGCCGAGCCGAATGTCGAGCGCTTCCAAATAGTCGCAAGGCAACGGCAGAAGCGGCGCATCGACCGTCTGCACCGCACGCTGGACCATACAGCGAGCGCGCAGATCGAGGTTGATTTCCCCCTCGCCGAGACTGACAAAGCTCGGCACCGCATTGAACGCGACCGGCGAGCGGAACGACCCGCGATGGAGGAAGCCGAGAATCGCCGTCTCGAGCTCGGCGCGGGTTTTCATGCGGCCCGGCTTTCTAGAGAAAGGATGTCCGCGTTTTCTTTCGCGCCAGCCGCCGCCAGGATCGCCCGGCCTATCAGCTCGGGGATCTGGGGCACGACGGCATTGCCGAGGGCGCGCAATCGGTCCATCCGGCGGGATAGCCCATCCTCGTCTCGGTCGCCTCTGGGCTCAGGTCCAACCCGCGGCAGCCCGGCCATTTCTGCATGGACGGCGCGGACTGGTTCGCCGTCGCGGTCGGCGTGGCCGAGAAACCAGACGCGATCCCGCCGGTGATCGCATCCGACGGCACAAGCTGGAATGACAAGCGTCGCGACCGCAAAGCCGAGGGCTTCCAAGTCAGAAACCACTTGGGCGAGTGCCAGGCGTCCGATCCCAGCAACGTTCTCAGCAATGACCCAAGCGGGCCGGGCTTCGGCCACAACTCGCAGCATCTCCGGCCAGAGATGGCGGTCATCCGCCGTGCCGCGGCGCTTCCCGGAGCTGGCGTGGCTGAAGGGCTGGCATGGAAAGCCTCCGACCACGACATCTGCCGTGATGCCGGTGAGGCCGCGCACGTCGCCATGACAAGGCACCTCCGGCCAGTGTTTCGCCAGCACCCGGCGACAGAACGGGTCCACCTCACAAAACGCCACGGTTCGGAACGCGCCCGCCCGCTCGAGGCCGAGCGAGAACCCGCCGATGCCGCTGAACAGATCGAGCACGGCGAGCGTCACGCCAGCCGCCTCCCGTTATCGACGCGCAGCTTGCGCACGTCGCGTTCGGACAAAAATCGCAAGAAGCGCGCCTCATCCACCACGCGGTTGCCTTGCACGATGCCGAGCTCGCGCATCTGCCCCCACACCACCATCGGGATCCGCGCGACATGCCGGAAGCCGCCGGGCAGACGGGCGGCGCGGCCGGGCTGGTAGTCGGCCGCATCGCGCGCGTTCGCCTCGAGGATTGCGTCCACCTCTTGCGCGCGCTGGATGAGAAAGGTCCCCGTAGCCGGATCGCGCGTCACCACGGTCCGGCTACGGGCGGGCTCGTTGCGCCAGATGATCGGTCGCATCGAGCTACAGGAGGTCGCCGACCATCGCATGCGCCCTGGGCGCCGTCACTCGCAGCGTGCCTTCAAACACCACGCCCCCGTCCGCCGCGTCGCCGGTTACGGCATACTCGACTTGCTCCATGTCGCGGCCCGGCAGCGGCGCAATCTCGGCATATTCGGTATCGATAAGTAAAAGAACGTCGGTCGGCATGAAAATGTCCGGCGCCATCTCAATCCGGCCGAAATCGGTCAGGTAGGCATCGACCGCGCCGACAATCGTGATGGGCTCGGCCGGGGTCTGCATCATCAGATTGGTTTGCGCAATATTGCCGGCGCCGCCAGCCAGGCCCGAAAACGTCCGCTTGAGCGCGGGCGACAACAGCCCGAGCTTGGGATGTCCGCCCACGGTGAACGCCGCCTGCATGGCCGACGCGACCAGATCCAGCGTGAGCGCGCGCGCGGTGCCGTGAACGGGCGCGGTCAGGCCGGTGCCGGTCGGCATGACGCCCGCGCCAGCCCCCATGCTCCCGTTGCTGATCCAGCATTGGATGCTGCTCATCTGCCGGGGATCGACGCCCGTTTGAACCTTGTCGCGGGTGATCCACCACTCGAGGTCGCGCCGCACTTCGACGCCCTTGAGCAACGTCTGCCGGTCAAACTCGTCCCCGCCGATCGTGTCCGAGGCACGCAGCGTGTTGGAAACCGTGATGGTCCGGACCATGATCTGGCAGTAATTGCCGAGCCGGGCCGGCTTTTGTGCCGGCTGGGCAAGGAATCTGAATCCTTCAGGCTGAACATTTGAATCGGCCGCGGAAAGATTCTGACCCAGCCATTCGGTCTTGATCTGGTCGGCGTTTTCGCCCCGTCCGATCGCCGTCACCAGCGGCGTGTCCTCCGGGTCGATCCGCCAGATGATGTCGCTCAAATCTTCGCGGACGTTGGTCGCGGCATTGCCGCCCGTGGTCAGATACGTGTTGGCGATTGCTGCGCCTTCGCTGGCGACGGCCATGTGGTCACACTCCAAAGCAGCCGCGGCGCACGCCGGGCGGCAGATTGATGGGAGTGCGATTCCGGCCGACTGCGGAGGACGCCTGGCGTTTCGGGGTTGCTCCTGGCCCGTCGAAGCGGGGGGAATCCCGGCGTGGAGGCTTGCGCTTGGTCGTCGTGCTCGCGGGCTGGCCCGGTTTGCTTGCTCTTGGCCCGTCGAGGCGGGGAGAGTGCCGTGCGGTCCTAGCCGAAGTCCGGCATCTAACCGACCCGCCCCCCGGCTTGTCAAGCCGGCTCCTTACCTCTTGTATGGAATGCAATACACCGTTGCCTCCACGGCAAACGAGTAACAAACACTTCGGGACGACAATGGACCGCAACCGGCCAGAACCAACAATAGTGCAACCCCGAGCGCGTGCCGCGCGGTAGTCATGTCTCCGGCGGGGCCGGCTCACTCATCGGGCGCGGCGATCAGGCGGTATTGCAGAACCGCCACCGCGCCGATCATCTCCGCACTCGATGCGCCATCCAGCGCCCACACCGTCGCAATGTCCTTGCGGGAGGCGGTCGCTATTGCGATCCCGATAAACTCGCCCCGCTGCGCCGATTCGAGCATCCCGCGCAGCACCTCGATGATGATCTGCGACGACGCCATTTACCTGCGGCCCGGCGGACGCTGCGATTTCAAGACTTTCGCCAAGGTGAAGCCGTCGCGCATGCTCCGGGTCGCCTCGAACGAGGCTTCCGCCTCCCGCACCCGGCGCGGTGCCTGCGGAGCCGGGGCGCCGCCCCTGGCCGGACGGGTCGGTTCCGGCGGGCTCGGCGCGATTTTCTTGTTCTGCATCTGCCAACCCTGAATTGCGTAATTCAAGACCAACAGCTCTTTCGGATCTTTGACGCGGTTGAACACGTCCGGCGTGTAGCCGACCTCGAGCAACAGGCTTTTCATGGTTTCCTGCAGCTTCGCCCGCGTGGCGGGGTCGCGCCAGCCGGGCAGTGCCCGATTCAGCACTTCACCGGCCGCACGCAGCTGCTCATCTTCGCGCGCCGCTTCCTGATACTGGCGCTGCAGCTGCAGCCGTTGCTGCTCCTCCTGCGCCTCGCGCAGCATGTCATATCGCGCGCGCTTTTCCGCCCAGCCGAACGGATCATCGCGGGCGAGCCGCGCCCAATCGACCGGCTCCGCGAACTCTTGCCCCGTCTCGGTGACAAAA